CGTGGAGAAGGCCATTGCGGCCATCGAGGCCCAGCAGGCCGAGGTAAAGGTGCGGAGCGCCCAGTGGATGGTGGGAGAACAGCTCAAGGACATCTGCCGGCATGAGCCAGGGTGCGCGGAGCTGATAGCGGAGGATCTGCAGGTGAAGGAGATGTCCATCACCGAGGCCGAGAAGAAGATCAAGGCGTTTGCGGACAAGAACAAGACAGGCAATTTCGCCTGCGTCGCGCCCATGGAGGCGGACAGGATCCTGCGGGAGTTCTACGGCCTGCCGGAGCGGTTCGAGGACGGCGGCGCACCGGACCGTGGCGAGGAGTCCCAGGAGACGGAGAACCGGAACCGGGAAGAGCGCAAGGTGCTCGACCTGGCGGACTTCCTGTAAGGAGGTGCGGTATGGACAAGAATTGGAAGGATGTTGCTGAGCTACTTCCGTTGCAGCCGTGCGATGAACTGCAGGAAACTGTGATGATGGATATCTACGATGAAGACGCTCTTGGAGAAGGGTTGATCCTATACCATCGAGAAAGCATAGAGACCATAGATCCTCTGCTAAGGACAATGACACCGGAGGATGAGGAGAGGCGCGAGCGTTCAAGGAAACGCCACTGGGGAGCGGTGTGCACTTGCACGATGTGCGGGGAGGAGTTTGAGGCGGGATACAAAAAAGGCGGAATTATTCTTGCGCAGGGTGAGGATGGAGTGGACTACGAAGGCTGGGTGGATGAAGAAGAAGAGCTTGCCATCTTCAGAGAGGACGGCACAAGCGTCCTCTGTCCACATTGTTGGCAGCAGGCAACGGTGACACCGAGACGAGAGCTGCGAAAAGGGCGTACCAGCCAGATTTTACAGGCGGAGGTTGTAAACGCAGGGGAGTACACGGCAGTGATGTACTGGATGGTGCAACGGTATCAGGATGCTACTGGAACAGACCAAACAGGATTCGAGCCGAAACAGGCATTGGTAATCGACCGGTGCGGGAAGCTACGGCGTTTTCGTGCGAAGAGGTTTGGAGGAGAAGAAAGGGATATTCAGTGGATACCATGCAAGCAGACCAGAGATCCGATGCAGCAGCCGTATTATTGCCGAGGTGCGGTGAATGATCGCGGTATTGGCGGCTGGGTATGGACCATTGGGCCGGAACTGGACGGACATACCGGAGAAAAGACTGCTCTTGACAAGTACATAGGAGCCGGTGGCGAGTGGCCGGGAGCATATCTGCATGTATGGCAGCGGTGGCCGCAGGTGGAGAACCTGATGCGGCAGGGATTTGACATAGCAGTAAAGCAAGAAATAGACGACAAGCTGAATCTAGCTGCGTACAGCTATGATTTGCGCGATGTGCCGCCAATTCCGTGGGCGAATTGGAGAGAGAAAGCGCCGCACAAAATCCTTGGAATGAGCAAAGAGGCGTTTCGTATTATTCGAAACAGAGAATGGGGGGCAGAGTCAGCCGGAGTGTGGAGTTTATGGAGGGTGGTAACTGGGAATACAGATGCCCTCGCTTACGAAATGTGCAGAAGCAGGGTGGGGGCAAAGAATGTACGCTCTCTGCTAGAAATGATGCAGGCGGGATGGAACGACTTCGAACCGGTGCGCGTGGTGCGTTATCTGGAGAAGAAGGATATGCTGCAAGACGGCGTGCGTCATCTGATCGATTACCGTGTAATGCTTCGGGATGCAGGGCTCGCAGAAACGTCTGAAACTCTTTGGCCGAAGGACCTGATAGAAGCACATGACAGAACTGCGGAAATGCTTGCAAAACGGAAGGGATTGGATGTCAGTGGCAGCTTTGCCGTAACGCGTATCAAGCTGGAAGGGCTGGAATGGACAGATGGCAAGCTCTGCATTGTGATCCCGAAGGCAGAGCAGGAACTGATAGATGAAGGAAGAATCCTGCGGCACTGCGTTGGAACCTACGGAAACAAGCACTGCAGCGGAAGTCCGATATTCTTTGTGCGGAAATACAGGAGACCGGAGAGAAGCTACTACACGCTTAACATTAAAATGACAGGAACCATGCCGGAGCGCATACAGCTGCACGGCTATGGGAACGAGCATCACGGAGATTGCAAGCAGTACAAGCACTCCATCCCGCGCGAGGTATTGGAATTCTGCGACCGTTGGGAGCGGGAAGTGCTGATACCGTGGTGGAACGAAAAACGCAGGGTAGAAGCCGTCAAGGCAGAACCCGGCGGAAAACGAAAGAAAAGAAAGAAGGAGAAGAAAGCAGCATGAGCGAAGTTATGACGGTAAGACCTCTTGAGGTCATCGAGGGAGAGATCCTTATTTTTAAGGCGCAGGCCAGCGCCAGTATGTTGGAGATCGGCCGGCGTCTGATCGAGGCGAAAGCACAGTTGAATCACGGAGAATTTTTGTCCTGGCTGGAGGAAAAAGTGGAGTTTTCCGTGCGTACCGCACAGCGTTTTATGAGGATCGCGGAGGGGTACAAAGATAGCGACACAGTGACGCTTTTGGGAACCCGCAAAGCCTTGGCATTACTGGCTTTCGAGGAGGTTGAACGCGAAGAATTTCTGACTGAAAAACACGAGGTAAACGGCGAGGAAAAGACCGTCCAGGAGATGACCTCGGCGGAGCTTGACGAGGCCATTCGGGCCCGGAAACAGGCCGAAGAGGAGCTGGCCATAGCGAAGCAGGAGAAGCTGGACGCAGAGGTTCGGGCGGAGAACTTTGCCAAGGAGGCAGAGAAGGCCAGAGCAGATGCGGACATCGCGCAGGCATCCGGTAAGAAACTGGCGGAGGACATGCGGATCATCAAGGCGGAGTTAAACAAACAGAAGAACCTTGCTGCCACTGCTTCGGCGGATGCTGAGGAAGCCAGAAAAGAACTGGAGGAAATTCGGAGCAAGCCTGTAGACGTGGCGGTGCAGGTTCCCACGGAGGAACAGATTGCCGCGGCGGCCGCACCCATGGTGGAGGCCGCAAAGGCCGAGAGCGCGGAGCGCATCCGTGAGCTGGAGAAGCAGCTGGCCCAGGCTGACCCGGAAACGCAGATGTTCCGGATGCGTTACGTGGCATGGCAGGAGGCCTACAACCAGATGCTTGAAGTTTTGGAGAAGATCGAGAAGGCCGACCCCGAAAAGGCGGCAAAGCTGAGCAGCGCCGTGAAGGCTGCTGTGGAAAGGATGAAGTAAGGATGGAACGACTGACGAGCAGGAATGAAAATGGCAGGGCCATTTTTGCAGGAAATGATACCCCGGTTGGTAATGTGCTTCGCAGTGAAGCGTGTTGGCGATATCGTGCAACTTTACGAAAAGCTGGACATGGAAAGGTTTCGGGAGATCTGCAGAGCAGCGGAAGACGGGCAGCTGTTCATTTCCCCGGTGAAGGTGGGCGACATGCTGTGGCCCATCTGCTGGGACGGAGTGACCGGAGAGTGGTACGCCGACGATAAGCCGGAGCGGGTAAACGAGGTGGGGACGAAGGGGTTCTTCCTCTCTGCCAGCATCAACGAACCGGAGAGCATAGACGAGTTTTATCCCTATGAGATGATTGGAGACGAGTATTTCCTCAGCCATGAGGAAGCGGTGGCCGCTGCGGCGGTGAAGGAAAAACCGGAGGTGCAGGAGTAATGGCAGTAATTGAAGAAGGGAAAATCAGAGAGGCGGTTGGATATCTTCGGTCGGTAAGTGAGGGCTGCAATAATCAGCCCGGGTATCAGCAGGCAATCGCTGTAGCCATCGAGGCGATGGAAAATTACATCGGCATCAAGCGGGAGGTCTTGGTTGCAACGGAGAAATCGCTGGAAGACACCTGCGCGAAGTACAGGGAGCTTAGGAGCATCATCGGACGGAAAGATCTTGAGATCGGGAATCTGAAGGCAGAACTGAACAATGAGAGATATCGGCACGACAGGATGCGTGACTATTCCGCAGATCAGGACGTTTTGATTGACCAGCTGAGGGCTGATGTTAAGGCGTGCGGTGATATTTTCGACAGGATTCCTCGGTGCGAGACCTGCGGATACCAAAAGTGCCCGAGGCGCCCTGGGCTTGGTGAATACTCCGTTTTTAATTGTCCGTTCTGGACGAGTAAGGACGGTGAAAGCAATGCCTGAATGCGTGTGGATGCAGGAGGGGATCTGCGTGAATGAAGACTGCCCCATGTTCTGCGGCAGCTGCCCGGTGGAAGATGAGCCGGGGGTATGCGGGTACGAGGAGTGGGAGGACGGTGATGAACGATGACCATCGAGAAAGCACTTAAGCGCGTGCTCGAGGAATACGAAAAGGCGAAAAACCTTGACTTCGTGAGAAACCCCGTGGCCAAGGCGCTGTATGAAGCTTGGAGAGCTGCGGAAAACGATAAATCGAGGCGGTGAGAATGGTTAAGATTAACTTCCGCATGTTGGATCTTCATGCAAACAACCGAAATAGGCCTCGCGGTGTGATTGCATCGGAATATTTGACTGGCAAGACGGTTCATGTATTCCCGAGTATACGGGCAGCTGCGAGAGAGTTGGGGATAAAAGGACCAGACATTGTCGCCTGTCTGAAAGGAAGAATAAAGACCGCTGGCGGATATGTGTGGAGCTATCTGGACGGAACAACAGAAGACAAGGAGAACGAGGATCATGGGTAATCACAGATTGTATTTGGACAAGCCCTGCGAGGGCGAGTTGGGGCGCAGCACAAGGTACTGGTACGATGACGAGCTTCTGACGATCGAATGGCGCGGTGATCGGATGTGCTCGTGTAACTGCCACTATGTTCCGGAACGAACTGCTGTGGTGGTCATGTGCGACGGTGGAACGCCGAGGGTGGAGCCCCTCAGATGGCCGAGGAACTTCCGCTGGAGAGCGTTGTGGATGTGCGGCGTACCCAAGCGGATGCGCTTTGACAGCATCACGGAGTTTGACACCGCTGTGAACGCTTTGGGCGCGGTAAAGGCCCACTACGGCAAGGGATGGAAGATCGCCGTGGTGCCCGGCGAGGACGGCAGGGAGCGCCCCGCCGCCGGCTGGATGGCCGCCCACGTGGAGGATCGGGAGATCCGCAGGATGATCAAGGCCTGCGGCGTGGATGCGCCGGCATGGTTTGTGAAGAAGGTGCTGGGCATTGACGTTTAAGAAGTGCAACAGGCCCTGCAAGTACAGATCCAGCACACCGGTTCTGAACGGCTGCGACTACATGTACCTGACCGGGAAGCGGCGGGGCTGCGAGGCCGGGAAGAAATGCACCAGATTTGAGAAGGGAAGCCGGCCCAGAGTCAGGGTGGAGCTCACTCTTCCGTCGAATGTGGCGTACAGCCGCAGCGAACTTCTCGTGCGGGACTACTTCGAGGAGCAGAAGAAAAAGATCGCAAGAGCGAGGGATCACAAGAGCAAGTACTGAGAAAGGAGTAAGACGGTGTTTCGGTTCAAGGAAAGCGTGAAGGTGCCCTACGTCAAGCAGGGATACATCTACTTTACATCCCGGCGCTACGAGGAACTGGATGAAAGCAGACAGCGCAAGATCCGCAGACTATGCCGCGAGTGCGGCGGAACGTACAGCCGGGCGCTGTTCGCCGCCATGACCACCGATACACCGACGGACATCATCTGCGAGGACTACTACATAAGTAAATCGACGCTCAGCAGAATGGTGCGGGAGTACTACGAAAGGTTCCCGCCAACGATCTGAAAGAAGGCCCGGGGAGGTGGAAACGACCTCCCCCGGGCATAGCCTTAGAAATTATTTGGTGGTTGATGCGAGCCGTCCGGCGGCGGCTGGCTGGCATAAATTACCAAGTGGAGGAACGGCACCGATCTCTATAACGCGCGCGCACGCGCGTTGGCGAGCTAGGTAGGATGTTAAGTTTAGCGGTTTTTAGGGAAGAACGGGAAAGAGTGGAGTGAGGGGACAAAAAATGGCAGAGGGTTACTGGGTCATCCGATCATACCAGGCGGGTGTGATCGGCGAGAAAATCAAGTACTGGGTTCCGGGTAAGAAGGAGACTTCTTCAGAGCGGAGAATGAAATCCGATATCAAGCAGCAGGAGCGAAACGAGGCAAATGCTGTGAAGAGACTCGCGAGGATCATCAACGAGAACTTCTGGAACAAGGACTACTTTGTCGAGCTGGACTACGACGTGGCGGGTTACCTTCGCCTGCACAGGAACGTGGACAAGAACAGCGAGACCTATGAGAACGATCTTTACATGGCGGCTCATCATCAGGTCCGCTTATGGAGAGACCGGGTACATAAGGCGTGCAAGGCGGCTGGAGTGGAGTTCAGGTACGTCATCATCACCAGCGACATGGACGGAAAGACCGGAGAGTACGAGCGCGTTCATCATCACGTGATCATCAACAGCGAGGCCTATGAGATCGCCATGAGCAAGTGGAAGCATGGCGGCACGCACCACGAGCACATCTTCGACATCATGGACCAGACGGGTCTGGCGGAGTACATGCTCAAGCAGGTGCGCCGTCTGCCGGACGAGAAGAAGTACATCCCCAGTCGAAACCTCAGAGTCCCGCAGCCTAAGGACAGGATCGCGAAGGGCGGAGCAGAGCTGAGAGTCCCACGGGGCGGTCAGCTGCTTCATCGCGCGGAGTTCAAGCCGGGTATGCCGCAGTACATCCGGTTCATCGTTCCTGATGTCGGCAGGATCCGGCGGGAACGACAAAACGCAAGCTGATTTTGAAATACCCAATCGCGCACGCGGGGGGGCATACGCAAGGGAGCGTCAGACGGTGAGCCGCTGGCGCTCCTTTTGCTGCCTAAAATTCGTGTTCATAAAATGTTCATATTTGAAAATCGACCTCAAAGCATTGGGGCTCTAAGGCGGAGCGGGTTTTGCAAGTTGACACCTCGCAACATGAGTTTTATGTTACGCTGTTTTTAAGAACAGGAATGCAAAAGGGGGCGACGCAGATGAGATGGAGGTGAGCGGGTGGCGCGGTACAAGACCTACAAAACAGCCAGAGCACTGTGGAAAGCGGTGGAGGATTACTTCGCCACGATCTCCCGCGAGGAGACGGTAATGGAGCCGCGGGACACCGGCGAGATAGACCGATATGGCCACAAGATCTACGAATACATCCCAGCGTTGAACGGCAAGGGCGAGGAGATCAAGAGGACGGTCTATCTGGTGGCGCCCACCGTCGGCGGCCTGACGACCCACATCGGCGTGAGCAACAGTACCTGGTTTCGATACTGCAGCGAGGAGCTGCACCCGGAATTCGCGGAGGTGACCGAATGGGCCACCGACCGGCTGAAAAACTGGCGCTTTGAAGAGCTTATGGTCCGGCCGGACAAGATGACCAAGGGCATCATGCACGACCTTGCGGTGAACTTCCAGGCAACGGCGAAGCAGGCTGTGGATATCACGATCCTCGGCGGCGATCTGAAGGGTCTGGAGGAATCCGAACTGCAGAATATTGCGGCAAGTTTAGCGAGGAGGAGCGACGGTGGCAATCACGCTTGATGAAATCAAACTGGAGCGGATCCGTCGTGAGCTTGCTCGGCGGCGGTACATCGAGTATCTGGCCTACGTCAACGGCGCGGAGTGGAAAAGGACGCGGTTTGTGGAGTTTATCGCAAATGCGGTGCAGGACTTCCTGGAAACTGACACGGGCAACGCCTACGACATTCTCGTGCTTGAGACACCGCCCCAGCACGGCAAGAGCATGAGCGTTACGGAGGCTTTACCAAGCTGGGCGCTTGGCCGGCATCCTCACTGGCGTGTGATTCTTGCCAGCTACAACGACGACAGCGCGGAACGCTTCGCCCGACGCAATAAGGAGAAGATCCGCGACTACGGCAGGAATCTGTTTGGCATCAGCGTCGGGAAGATCGACCGGGCCAAGGAGTTTGAGCTGACCGCCGCCCGTGGCGAGATCCCGGGGCGTCTGATCAGCCGCGGCATCAAGGCAGGCGTTACCGGTAACCCGGCCAATCTTCTGGTCATCGACGATCCCATCAAGAACCGCGAAGAGGCGGACAGCCCAGTATACCGAAACAAGGTCTGGGGTGAGTGGCTCAACTCCTTCAAGGCGCGTCTCGCTGCAGGCGCGAAGGTTGTCGTCATTATGACGCCGTGGCACGAGGACGACATGGCAGCACGGCTCCTGGAGGCAGAGAAAAACGTAACGCTGGTGCGGCTGCCGGTGGAGGCGGAAGAAAATGACCCGCTGGGCAGAGCCACGGGAGACGCCCTGTGCCCGGAACTGGGGAAGGACAACAAGTGGCTTGCTCAATTCAAGGAAAGCTATCTCAGAGACGCCCAGGGCGGCGCGAGAGCGTGGACGGCGCTGTACCAGTGCTCGCCCAGAGCAGAGGGCGGTAACCTCGTGAAGCGCAGCTGGTGGCGATACTACGATCCGAAGGCGGTAACGGAGTTTGGCACCAGCGTGATCTCCGTGGACGCCAGCTTCAAGGGCGGCGAGGAGAACGACTTCGTGGCCATCGAGGTCTGGGGAAAAGTGGATAACGACTACTACCTCAGATACTGCCTGAACCGGCACATGGATTTCCCGGAGACGGTGAAGGCCATCCGGGCGGTGCGGAAGCTCTACCCGGAGGCGCTCAGTGTGCTCATCGAAGACAAGGCCAACGGCAGCGCCATCATTCAGACGCTCCAGAAAGAGATGTTCTGCATCCCTGTGAACCCGAAGGGCGGCAAGGAGGCCAGAGTCAACGCCGTGTCTCCCGCCATCGAGAGCGGGCACGTCTATCTCCCGGAGGGCGAGCCGTGGCTTTACGAATTCGTGGATCAGTTCACCGCCTTCCCGGCCGGAAAGAACGACGACATGGTGGACAGTGCCACTCAGGCGCTGAGCTACATGCTCTTCAGCTCCGGCGCGATCCCTGAAAAGAACCCCGGGCGCATCGAGCACGACGGTTATGACGATCTCGCAAACGCCACGCTGGACAACGATGCGCTTTACGAACCATACAACAACTACTACTAAGGAGGACCATTTATGGGT